GCCCCGCCCTGTGCAGCTCAACCCTGATGCCACTACCTCTAACGACATTTGCATAGCTGCGCTGAAGGATTCTGGGGCTATTGGGGTGGGGCAGACCCCTCTAGCCGAGAACATTTCCGACGCGCAGGCGCGGTTGCAATGGATGCTGCAACAGTGGGAAAGAAAGCGGTGGCTGGTTTATCATCTGGTTACGCAGAGCGTGCTTTGCACCGGCGCACAAAGCTACACCGTGGGTCCGGCAGGGGATTTTGACACTGGGACTGGAAACCAGTTCACCAATCAGTTTAATTTCCAAGTGGGCAATGCGCCGGGGTTTCAGGTATTTCCGGCGAGTGCGAGACCGGCTAGGCTGGAGAGTGCTTTTCTTAGGCAGCTGCAAGTGAATGGAAATGGCCCTCCCGCCGACGGTAGCAACCAAATCGACTACCCACTCACCCTGCTCAACAGCATGGAAGACTACAATCGCATTGCTCTAAAGTCCCTCCAAACCTTTCCTTCTTATGTGTTCTATGATTCTGGCTGGCCGCTGGGCACAGTCTATCCTTGGCCAGTGCCCCAGGCCAACATCTACGAGCTTCACTTGACTTACATGGCCCAACTTCCCCCGACCTTCGCCACCGGCGCAAGCATCATCAGCCTTCCTTACGAATATCTGGATGCGATGATCTCGAACCTGGCCCTGCGCCTGCGCACTCTCTTCTCCCTTCCCACTTTCCCTGGGGACATGCTGCCGGGCCGGGCGAGGGACTCTCTGGCTACTGTCCGGGGCGCGAATGTCCAAATCGCCCGCTTGCAAGTTCCGGGGGATCTAATCCGGCCGGGGCTGTATAATATCTTCTCTGATCGTATGTATTAGGAGCTTAAAATGGCAGTATCAAGTGGCACCCCTCATCCTTTTGATGAGGGGTTTAGGTTGCTGGGTGGGTATTCTGTGGACAACGCGATTGCGACTGGGCTGTTTAGTTGGTCCTCTGGCTTAACCGCAACGGGGACAAATCAGGCGACTGCGCTAGCCCTGCCGCAGGGGGTGCCTTTGCTGGAAGTGGCGGTGGCAGCTGCTAGTACTGGGGTAATGTTGCCGCCAGCGGTATTGGGAGCGCAGATTTTCCTCTTCAATGACGGGGCGAATCCTATTCAGGTTTATGGAAACTCTGTTTCCGGGGACACCATTGATGGGGTGGCCGGGGCTACCGGGGTTCCCATGACCAATGCGAAGAGGGCGATTTTCTTTTGCTTTGCTCCAGGCAAGTGGGTATCTGCCCAGCTTGGGGTGGTTAGTGCATAGCTAGGAGGCCCTGCCATTGGCCCGCTTACCGCTGCTGGGAGGAAGCTACGCTTCCCGGAGTATTATTGCTAACTCTCAGCGGTGTATTAATTACTACCCGGAGATAAATCCCAAGGATGCCTTGGTGCCGGTGACGCATTACCAGCGGCCGGGGCTCCGTCCCCTGGTCACTGCGCCTGCAGCCGCGCCGGTGCGGGGGATCTATCGGGCGAGTAATGGAAATGGCTACTGCGTAGTTGGAAATGTGGTTTATTCCATAAGTGCAAACTGGACCCTTTCCCAGATCGGTGCACTCCAGTCCCTGGCGGCAAACCCAGTGTCCATGATTGACAACGGGACCACTTTGCTACTGGTGGATGGGAGCCAATTTGGCTACACGGTAAACCTCGCGGATAACACTTTTGCAATCTTCACCGATCCGAGTGGAAGTTTCAACGGGGCCAACAAAGTTGACTACATCGATACCTTTGTGCTTTGGAACATGCCAGGGACGATCTTCTTCGGCTCCACTCTCTCCAACTCCCTGACCATTGACCCCCTCTACCTGGCTGGCAAGACCAACTACCCGGACAAACTCCAAACTCTCTGCGTCAACCGGCATATTCTTCTTCTCTTTGGTTCTTTGAAGACTGAGCTGTGGTATGACGCGGGGCTGCCGACTTTCCCCTTTGCAGAACTGCCGGGAGCCTACTTCGAGCATGGCTGTGAGGCTATCTATTCCGTGGCTAGTCAGGATATTGATACTTACTGGTTGGGACAAGATTTCCAAGGACATGGGATGGTTTATCGGGCGCGGGGGTATGAGTGCCGCCGAGTGTCCAATCATGCGCTGGAATATCAGCTTCGCCAGATGCGTGCGGCAGGGGGCAAGTTTTCCGACGCGATCGGATACATTCACCAGATGGACGGGCATATTTTCTATGTCCTGAGTTTTCCCTCCGGGGACCAGACCTGGGTTTTTGATGTATCCACAGAGCAGTGGAGTCAAAGATGCTGGACAGATACCGACGGCAATCTCCACCGGGACAGGAGTAACTGCGGAACTTTTCTGTATGGGACTAATGTGGTCGGGGACTGGGAAAATGGCACCCTCTATGCCCTGGATGGGAATGTTTACACTGACACCGTGGCTGGAACTGTCTACCCGGTGACTTGTGTGAGGACTTTTCCTCATATCGGGCAGGGGGAAACTAATCTGGGCGGTCCCGGCCTAGTCCGCCCCATAGAAACCGACGGAAAGCGGGTTAAGTTTAATCAATTCCTGCTGGATATGGAATGCGGAGCAGTGCCGCTGGACGCGCAGGGGCTCCCCGCTAGAGTCTACCTCCGATGGTCAGATGACCGTGGGAGGACTTTCGGCAATTCCATGCTGCAAGCAGCAGGCGCGCCGGGACAGTATTTAACCGAACCGCAGTGGCGGGGGCTGGGGATTGCGCGGGATAGGATTTTTGAAATAGAGCATAGCATTGCCGGGCCTGCGGCGCTGAATGGGGCGTGGATAGACGCGGAAGTGTTGGGGACTTAGGGAAATGTCAGGGACCTCCGGCCAACTCACCAACCCGGCTGCACAGCATCAAGCTTACCAGCTTATTCCAAATCTGGACTACCCACTGGTCAATCAGGATGGAACCTTGACCATTCCCTGGACCAGATTCTTTGTGAATCTCTGGAGAAGAATCGGCGGGTCTACTACGGATTTAAATGCTACCAATGTGGTCACTACCCAAGTAGGCGGGGCGGAACAGCCGCAGAATTTCACCGCCAACCCGTTTGTCTTCTCGGCGCAGAGTTTAGGCACGATGCTCGTAACCCGGAAGTATTCCACCAACGGGGGCCTACGGCGCGAAGCTGGTGGGGATATTGTAGAGTTCTCCCGAGACAACGGGGTTACTTGGCAACTGGCCGGGGGCTGTCCGATGGCCATGCCGCTTTCCGCCAAAGACCAACTGCGGGTTAGCTGGTTCTCCCCCAGTCCTCCGATGCTTATCTGGCTTCCTATAGTATAGGTCCCTTACATGAAACAACCGTATTTTGTATTTTCCCTCCCCAGGAGTAGGAGTTTTTGGCTGGCGAGCTGGCTGGGAGCCGCGCATGACCTGGGCCTGATAGCGGCAAGCTGCCAAGATTGGGCTAAAAGGGCGCTGATTGCGGGGGGAAGTGTGGAGACGGGGATGGCTGAGCACTGGCGGACAGTGCGCAGGGCCTTTCCCCAGGGGAGATTTCTGGCGGTGCGTAGGGATTTGGATGAGGTGATAGAGTCGCTGGACAAATTTGGGCTGGTGAACCCGGAGGTGGTGGCGGAGCTAGAGGACCGGGACCATGCGCTGGCAGAAATGGTTTCCGAAGGGCAGGCGCTTTCAGTAGACTACTGGGAGCTTGGCGAAGTTCGCACGGCTGCTTGGATGTGGGAGTATTTACAGCAAACTCCGTTTGATTTTGCCCATTGGAGATTGCTGGTGGATCGAAACCTGCAAGTGGACATGGAACAACGTTGTGTGCAGCTAGTGAAAGCCGAGCCGGTCATAGCTGCGCTGCGTCGGGAAACCCGGAGCTTCGAGCACTGGGCTTGGGTGGGGCCTGAAACTTGGCCGAGTATGTGTGAGGAAGGGGTGAAGCTAGCTGCGGAACATTTCGGCGAGGCTAACCCCCTGGTCCCCCAGTGGTACAAGTACCACCCCAACATGGACCTGCTGGGGCAAATGGCTTCGGCTGGGGTCTTGAAGATCTGGACTGCGCGGGTTAATTGTGAGCTGGTGGGGTATATTCTGTGGACTCTTTCCCAAGACCCAGAGGCTTTTCCGCAGGTGATTGCGGATCAGGGGGCCTGGTATATCCAGCCGAAGGCGCGGCCGAGTGGGCTTGGTCTTGCCTTGCTTCGCAAGAGTGTGGAGGATTTGAAGGCACTGGGGGTTAATTCCCTGCACCTGCACCACCCGACTGCGGGCAGGGGGGCAAAGCTAGCTCCGCTCTTTGAGGCCCTCGGGGCCTCCCGGACCCAAGTCCGCTACACCCTATGGTTAGGAGAAACACCCAATGCCCAGTGTTAGCATTCCCGCCGCGGTAGTGGGCGGGGGATTGATAAGCTCGACCATTGGGGCTGGGGCTAGCAAGTCCGCTGCGGACACGCAAGCTGCAGCGGCGGAACAAGCGGCGCAGTTGCAAATGGATCAGTTTAACCAGGTGCAACAGAACTTGGCCCCCTGGCTGGCCGCAGGCCAAGGTGCGCTGGGGGCACTGCAAGGGGGGCTGGGGATAGGTCCTGCTACGCAGGGTGGCCCGGCGCAGGGATCTTTGATTGCTCCGTTCCAGCCCACGATGGCCCAGCTTTCCCAGACCCCCGGATACCAGTTTACCTTGGGGCAGGGGATGCAAGCGGCCCAGAATGGGTTTGCGGCGCAGGGCCTGGGAGCCAGTGGCGCGGCCCAAAAAGGGGCTATTAATTATGCCGAAGGCCTGGCCGGGACCACTTTCCAGCAGCAGTTCCAAAATTACCTCTCCCAAAATCAACAGATTTATAATATGCTTGGTGGAGTGAGCGGGAGTGGGCAGAATGCTGGGGCGAACTTGGGAAGTCTGGGGCTCCAAGCTGCTGGCACCGCAGGCAATGCCCTCCAGTCCGCAGGAAATGCCCAGGCCGCCGGGACCATCGGCGCGGCTAACGCGACCATCGGGGGGATTAATTCACTTTCCTCTGGGGCCACACTGGCCAGTATGCTCTCGCCTAACGGCCTGTTCGGGGGCGGGAGTCCTACCACCGGCAGCACCGCTAATCAGAACTTTATCGACAGCAGCACCTGGAGCTAACTCATGAGTGGAACTACTGGAGGGGGGCCTTCGGCCCCAGCCCACCCGCTAGAAGCCCAGCTGGCGGCAGCGCAGGCCCAGTTCAAAGCTACTGGCATGGCCGTCTCCCGGATGGAAAAGATTCGGGCGCAGATGGCCTCGCTGGCAAAGCTCGGCCCCAGCGTCACTCCGGAGGACGTGATTGAACATGCGGGGAAGTTAGTGTCTGGTGGGGAAGATCCGGTGCAGCTTGCAGGGTTGATGTCGGACATGCCGGTGAATGGCGGGGAGGCCCTTGCGGCCTGGGTAGCTATGCACGAGCAGACCACCGCGCAGAATGAAGCGAAGCTGGCGCAAGCGCATGAGGCCGCGAGGCACCAGCTGGGAGTGGCAAGCTTGCATGAGCTAGTGCGCCATTCGATGGAGGGGGGCGGAGCCTCTGCACAGCATCCGCCTAATGCTCTGGCCCCTGCGGCCAATCCACAGTCCCAGTCCCCTTCGCTAGACCCAGCTTCGCAGGGGAATGCCCTTTCACCAGGGGGCTCCAGCCCCTCCCCCGGCTAATAAGAAAGTCTCTCCCTCATGTCCATAGACCCGTCTATTCCGCTCCAGATCCAGTCCGGGCAAAGCAATCCTCTGGGCCAGCTGGGTTCTTTGCTAGATATCCAGTCTAGGTTGAATGCTAATCGGCAATTCCAGGCGGAATATGGGGCGCGACAGCAAGTGGGACAGATTGTGTCCCAGGCGCCGGATTTGGAGACAGGCCTAAGCCAAGCGGCCCAAGATCCCAGAGTGGCGGCTTTTGGGGGAAAGGCCCTGGGAGAACTTCGGGCAATGCAGCAGACCATGGTGGGAACTCAAGGCTTACAGCAGACTCAGAATCGGGATGCTCTCCAGGCCACTGTGAAAGCTGCAAGTGCCGCCGCCCTCACCGACCCTAGCAACATGGCCGCGACTATCCAGGCGCAAATGGCCAGTTTGCCCAAAGAAGTCCGGGAGAGAAGTGCCCCGGCGATCAGTGCCTACATCCAGTCCCTGACCGATGGAAACCCCAATCCGGGCCAATTTCGGTCTCGGGCTGTGGGGAGTTTGATAGGGGCGGGGCTGTCGCCAGAGGCGGTGGCCGGGCTGACTGGCAAGGCGGATATTCTGAATCTGGGCAACCGGCAGGTTCCGGGGGTGCAGATGCCAGCGTTTGCCGGAGGGGGTTTTGCCCCATCGGGACAGGTGGCGACGCAGGGGATTGCGCCGAGTTGGCAGACTGCCGGTGGCGCGACGATCGCGACGGGGGGATTGGGGCCGGCGGGATTGGGGATTAGTGGAGGTGGGGCCGGAGGCCCCCAGCCTATGGGTAGCGCCGCAGGCGCTTGGGGAGGGGCCGGAGGCCCCGGAGGCGGTGGAAGCCCTGTCCCCCGCACCGGGGCGCCGTCCGCCCGTGCCCCCGCCCCGGCGACCGATTTCGGCCCAAACCCTCTCATGGGCGGCATCACCTTCGACCACAACGGCGTCATCACCTCCGGGCCTCCGGCCGGGCCGCAAGGCGGTCTTGGCCCCATGGACATCTCCCCCACCGCCCGCGCTCCCCTCGGCCTCGCGGGCATCCCCGCCATCTCCCCCGGCGACCAAGACCGCATCAAAGGTCAACTCGCCCAATACACCGAAGGCGGCACCCGCGCCTATCAGGCGGCCCAGGGGGTAATCGGAGGGCTGAATATCCTAGACTCGTCCCTAGATCACCTCGCCTCCAACGGGGGATTTACTGTGCCGGGGACTGCCGGGGCGGTCCGGGCAAATTTGGGCAAATTTGTCAACACTGTCCAAGGGGTGCTTGGGGCTAAGCCCAGCTTTGACCCGGCAAGCATCGCCAGCGCGGAAGACCTGCAAAAACAAACAAACACTCTGGCTTTTCAGCTAGCTAATCAGTATGAAGGAAATCAGCGGGTCGCTGCGGAGACGATTACCAAAGCTCTCAATGCTGTTCCTGGGATAGACAATTCTTATCTAGGGGCAAAGCTCCTCGCCGATGGGATTCGCGCGAGCGCGCAGCGGCAGATGGATTTCCATGAGTTCCAGACCCAGTGGCTCTCGGACCCCAGGCGAGCCGGGAAGGGGGCGGACTTAGGAAACTCTGATGTTGCGTTTAATAAGGCCAATCCGCCGGAGAAATATACCAATGCTATAATGGCTAAGTATGGCCTCACCAACCAAGGCTTCACCTCCCCTGAGGCGGTGGGGAAGCTGGTGCAGCAGCATTTGCTGGAGCCGGAGCAGGCTGCGACGATTCTGCGTAGCCAATTTTCTGACAAATTTAAATAAGGGGCTTGGGGCAGATGGCACAGCAAGATGCTATGGAATTTCTCCGAGCGTATGGGGCGGTGCCGAAGGGGAGCGGGGGTGGGGGCGGAGCCCCCCTGGTCCAGCCCCAAGAACCTGCGCCTGCGGCCGCGCCGCCTGCTGGAAGCTCCATCCCCACCATGGTAGTCCGGCCAAGCAAACCTTCCACCTCCTGGCCAATCACCCCCATCGATCCCAAGGATAATCAGCCGGTTCCGCAGTTACAGGTGGTTCCAGGGGGGAGCTTCGCTCCTGCACCCATGACAAGGGGGCCTGCGGCGCAGCCTCCTGCGGCCCAGGCCCCTTCGGGGCCTATGGATGCGATGGAGTTTTTGAAAGCGTATTCCCCGCAGCCTCCGGCAGGGGCGCAAGCGCCGCAAGGGGCTCCGCCCTCGCAGGCGGCTGCGCCTGCTGCGCAAGCCCTTGGCGATTCTCGGCTGCCCCTAATGGCCGGAAGCGCCTTTCTAAAGGGGGCTGCCCAAACCGCTGGTCTAATGGGTCATGTCCTAACTTACGACATGCTTCCTCACTTCTCCGGGCCTCCGGCCTCTGATGCTGCGGCTCTTGCCCAACTTTCCCAGCGGCACAGCCTCCTTCCCTCCGATGCTTTCACGGCCCCACTCCAGTCCGCTGGTCTGATCGATCGCCCGGATCTGGTGCCTGGGCAGGGGCCAAATCCCATGCTGGAAACTGTGGGGGCCAAGGCCATGGAAGGGGCAGGGAGCGGGATGGTTTTTCCGGGGATAGGGAATATCGCAGCAGGCTTCGCCGGAGGCGGCGCGTCGGAGCTGGCACACCAGATGCTTCCGGGGAATGACTGGGCGCCGGTGGTTGCTGGGGCGGTAGCGGGACTGGGGGTGGGAGGTGGGGCGGCTAAGATCGCAACCAACCGGGCTAATGCCAAGCTAGTCCAAAACGCAGCGGACGCGGCAAAGGCTAGTGATGCAGCAGAATCTGCGCTAGCAGCTGCTCGGGATCAGCTAAACCTGTCCAAACTCACCAATCCACAGGATATGCTGGCCCTGCGGGGGGCCTCTGAGGCTCAAAGGGACGCGGCTATCGCGGCGGCGCAGGCAAAGGCCCAAGTGCAGCAGGCCCTCGGCGCTCCTATGGTGGAAGGGGTGAGGCAGAGCCTGGGAACCTCCGGCACTCTCCAAGAAGCGGGAGCTGCGCTGCAAAGCAGTGCGCGGGACTGGTTGACTAATGTAATGCCCCAGAGGATGGAAGCGCTCTGGTCCCCGGTGCGGGATGCGGCGGGAGCGGAGACCCAGGTTCCGCGAAGCGGCTTTGCCGCCGCGCTGCAAAAACTAAACACAGCGGCGGGGGATAACCAGACCCTGGTTGATGCGATTACCCCGGCCCTGCCAAAGAAGCTGCAAGCAATTTTTGCCGAAAGCGGCGAGGCCCCGCAGAGCATGTCGGATGCGCTAGCTCTGCGCTCTGCCATTGGCAATGCTATGTCCAATCCTAGTGTCACTGCGGACATCCCGGCCCAGCAACTCAGTGCTCTCTACCGCGCGCAGAGTGAGGATATTAGGCACGGCCTTGCCGCGTTGCCGAATGGCCCAGATATGCTTCGCATGTTTGATCAGGCGAATGCGGAGAGTGCTAAGCTCTATGGAATTGCACAGGGACCTATGGCAAAGATAGTCTCCGGCAAAGCGGCTAATCTCGCCCATGACCCGAAACCGGAGGACGTAGCGAGCAAGTTACTCTCCGGGGCTGCTCGCGGGGCTTCGGACTTGTCCGTGCTCCGACAGGAGATTCCCACCGGGGTGAATGAACTCGCAGCGGCGCATTTGGCACAGCCGGGGGCTTGGCAGAATCTGTCCCCAGAGGCGAGGGCGGTGCTAGTCCCGGACCCGAATGCCCGGAACACTTTGGAGCGCGGCTTGACCCTCCGGGATGGTGGGGCGGCAGAGGCCCAGGCTGCAATTGCCGCGGCAAAAGCAGAGCATTCTAAGACTATCCAAGAGGCTCAGCGGGCGGGGCAGCAGGATATTCTGGAACAGAGTTTTGGGGTAAGAGACCTGGGAGGGAAAGCAGCAGAAGCGAAGGCTGCGGCGCAAGCCGCGCAAGCGGCCTTGCCTGCCGGAGGTCCGCCGAAGTTTGACCTCCGGCAGATGCAGCATTCCCTACTCGGCCCGGAAATCGGAAGTGCCATCGGCGCGCTGGGACATGGCTTGATTCCAGGGGCCTCTGAGCTGACTGGGGGTGCCGCAGGAATGCTGGCGGGGGTGGCCCTGCCAATGGCCCTGCGGGGCACCGTGGCCATTGCCCGGAACCCCGCCGCGCTACGCTTTCCGCTGGCGGGGACCCTTCCCCAGATCAATGCCCTGGGGGCCTCCGCGCCTATAGACCTGACGCCAGGACGAAGATAGCCAGGACCACCAGCAAAGCTATCACCGGATTTGCCTCGCGGAGTGACCAGAGGGCCAGCAGCAAGTATGGCCCGATGGTCAGGGTGGCAAGTGCCACCCAGCCCCAAAAGGCTTCGCCCCCAGTCACCGCCCTTCCCTGCCGGAGGCTAGGCCGGAGGCCTTGCACTCTAGTGCTTGCCTTGCATTCCCGGCGTCGCGGGTGTAGCACCAGTCGTATGGTCCGGAGGCCCTAGCCTGCACCCGCACTTCTCCTTGCAAAGGGGCCTCCCCCTCCGGGCACTTTCCTCCAAACGCCTTCCGCACCCTATCAATCTGACAAAGCTCCGCTAACGCTGCCCTTTCCACCCGCATATCTCCCAGCTCATGGGCGATGCTTCGCAGTGCTGCGCTTTCTCTGATCCTCTTGCAATCTTCAAATTCCCAGAGGGTCCCTCCGCTGGAA